TATGGGATCTTTCTGCAGAAATTCTTACAGAACTTTCTCACAGAGATAATGTATCCTATAGGGTAAAAGCTACTGATGAATCAGTAGCTAAACATATTAGTGAATTAGAACAAATTTGTGATTTTAGAGAATAACTATGGCACTTTACAGTAAATCAACTGGTGATGAATTAGAGGCACGACCAAAGAAAACTCGACAAGGAAATGGTAAACATACTAAGTATGCGGCAACCTCTCGCAACGTGGCTCGAAAAAAATATCGCGGTCAAGGTAAATGATTAAAAAGGACTTCCATTAGGAGGTCTTTTTTTATGCTTATAATTAATAGTAAGAGTTTCAATGGTAAAGAACATGGAAAAGAAAATGTTAAGAGAAATTGCAAACGATAATCAAACACCAAAGAAACGGGATTTGCCCTTATATAACGACTTGTATGAAAGAATGGATAGTGATGAGGATGATAATGACTTAAGTCAATGGGATACAGATGGTCCTGTACCTTTAGCTGAATTTTAAGACATAAATAAATCAGGATATATCATATGATTATAAGTAAATATGCCTCTACAAAGGGTAAGTCAAGGTTTTAAAGATATTAGCATGACATTTCAGAGTAATCCTCTGAATGGTGATTTGATTGCATTAAAAAATGCAACTGCTATAGGAAGATCTGTAAGAAACATTGTATTTACTTATCCTGGCGAAAAACCTTTTGATCCTGATTTTGGTTCTAGGATATCAAGATCTTTATTTGATAATATTGATCCCATTTCTGCACTTTCTATTAAAAGTGAATTAAAACATTCTATTGTTAATTTTGAACCTAGAGTTGAGTTAAAGGATGTAGCTGTAGATCCTAATTATGATAATAACAGTTATGATGTGATTATTACATATAATATAATTGGTATTGATATTCCTGCACAACAATTAGAATTTGTGTTGCAATCAACATCTCAATAAATGGCACTAGTAAATTTTGCAAATCTGGATTTTGCCCAGATAAAGACTACATTAGAGGATTATTTAAAAGATAATTCAAATTTTACAGATTATGACTTTGAAGGGTCGAATTTGTCAACCATTTTAGATGTTCTTGCTTATAATACATACATCTCTTCATATAATGCTAATATGGTTGCCAATGAGGTATTCATTGATAGTGCAACTTTAAGAGAAAATGTTGTATCACTTGCTCGAAATATTGGATATATTCCAAGATCGCGTAAAGCACCGCAAGCTACCATTAGTTTTTTCGTTGATACATCAAATTTTACACAAAAACCATCTACAATTACATTAAAAGCAGGTCCAGTTGCAACAACATCGCAAACATTTGGCACAGAATCTTATATTTTTTCAATTTTAGATGATGTTACAGTACCTGTTAATGATAATATTGCATCTTTTGACTTAATTCCCATATATGAGGGTAGTTTACTCAAAGAAACTTACACTTATAGCTCTAGAAATCCCAATCAAAGGTTTTTACTCAATAATATTGGGATAGATACTGCATTAATTAAGGTAACGGTTGGAACAAATGATAGTACTGAGAAGCAAAAGTATGCTTATCAGGATAGTTTGTTTGGAATTACCGGAGATTCAAGAGTTTACTTCTTACAAGAGATTGAAGATGAGAGATATGAGGTCATTTTTGGTGATGGAACCTTTGGAAAAGCACTTTCTGAAGGAAATGTAGTTGATATTGAGTATATTAAGACAAATGGTACGGGTGGTAATGGTGTTTCTGGATTTGCTTTTAATGGAAGAATGGTTTATGTAAGAAATGGAGTTGAAAATACTGTATCTGCTGGCATTTCTTTGATTACAACGGACCTTCAGTCTAGTGGAGGTGAGGTAATTGAAGGTGTTGACTCTATTAAGAAGTATGCACCACGAATTTATGCCTCTCAAAACAGAGCTTTGACTGCAAATGACTATGAAACGCTAATTCCAGCAAGAATTTATCAAGAAACTGAGTCAATTTCAGTATTTGGTGGTGAAGAATTAATTCCTCCACAATATGGAAAGGTTTTTATTAGTATAAAACCAAGAATTGGTGAATTTTTACCAAATTTGATCAAAGAGAACATAAAAAGAGATCTTAAAAAGTATGCTGTAGCAGGAATTGTACCCGAAATTCTTGATCTTAAGTATCTTTATCTCGAAGTGGACTCTGATGTTTACTATAATACGAATTTAGCACCATCTGCAGCAGCTGTATCTACAATTGTTCAAAGAAATGCCACTGCATATGCAGATTCAAGTGAGCTAAATAAGTATGGTGCTCGATTTAAGTACAGTCAATTTTTGAATATCATTGATCATAGTCATGCATCTATAACATCTAATATTACTAGAGTTGCAATGCGTAGAGATATTAGACCTGCTATTAATGCATTGGCTGAGTATCAAGTTGGATTTGGTAATCAATTCCATATCTCTAGCATGAGTGGTTATAATATTAAATCCTCTGCATTTAGAGTATCTGGAATTAATGGAAAAGATGTTTACTTATCTGATATACCAGATACTAATAGACAAAGTGGAACATTGTTCTTATTCAGTGTTTCAAATCCACAATCAACAGATGCAACTATTTTAAAGAGAGGTGTTGGTACAATTGATTATGTTAAAGGGATTATAACTCTTAATCCTATTAACATTCAATCTACAACTAAAACAAAGGATGGCCAAGCAATTATTGAAATATCCGTGGCACCGCATTCAAATGATGTGATTGGATTACAGGATTTGTATTTGCAACTAGATATTAGTAGTAGTTCTTTTGATATGGTAATTGATCAAATTGCATCAGGATTAGATCCTTCAGCATCAAACTATATTGTTTCTTCCAGTTACAGTAACGGATATCTAGTAAGACCATAAAATGACACAAAGTAGAGTACCATTCAAAACGGTTGTTAAAAATCAACTGCCTCTTTATGTTCAGACTGAGTTTCCACTAATTGGTGATTTTTTATCACAATATTATCAAGCTCAAGAATATCAAGGAGCTCCTCTTGATTTAATACAAAATATTGATGAGTATGTTAAGTTAGATAATAATGCAAATACAATAAGTTCTACTTATTTGAGATCATCTATTACTGATATAGATACAGAAATTGTAGTTGATAATACAGAAGGATTTCCATCTGAATATGGCCTTATTAGAATTAATGATGAAATTATAACCTATAAAAGAAAAACAAATATTTCATTTACAGGATGTGTTCGTGGATTTAATGGGATTGCAAATAATAAGAATGAAGATTTAGTTTTTACTGAAACTGTAGCATCATCTCATAGTGTTAATGACACTGTGGAAAATTTAAGTGTACTTTTTCTAAAAGAATTTTTAAAGAAAACGAAATATCAACTTCTTCCAGGTCTTGAGGAGAGAACTCTTTATACAGATTTGGATAAAAATCTTTTTATTAAACAATCGAAAGATTTTTATAATTCAAAAGGAACAGATGAGTCTTTTAAAATACTTTTTAAGGCTTTATATGGTGTAAATGCAGAAGTATTTAAACCAAGTGAAAATCTTATTGCACCTTCTGCACCTCTGTATAAAGTTACTAATGATTTGATTGTTGAACCCATATCTGGGGATGTTCAATCTATTGAAGGTTTTACATTAACCGAACATGCTTATGGAAATTTAATTGATAAAGCGTATTCTCCTATTACTAATGTAGAAAAAGTATTTGTTAGTGGAGCAACTACTGATTATTATCGATTGAGTATTGATGCCAATTTTGTCACCTCTAGTAGTTATGGTGGTGCAGAATATGGAGATTTTACATCTCACCCCAAAACAAAGTGTATAGGGGATTATAGTAGTGGAGATACAACACTTGATGTTGAATCAACTGTAGGATTTCCAACTAGTGGTGAACTACGTATAGAATATTCTGACAGAAAACCAGCTATTGTTTCTTATACTTCAAGTTCATATAATCAATTTTATGGTTGCACTGGAATAGGTCAAAATATTTTAGATAATACTACTGTTGGTATTAATACGTTTGCCACTGCTATTAATGCTGATGATGAAACAGTTGTAATGAGAATATCCTCTGTTTTGAGTAAACTTGAGTATGATCAACCAAATTATTATTATGAACCAAATGATACTATTGAAATAAAAACTCTTGGAGTAGATGCTACTGATATTGCGTCCAATTCATGGATTTTAAATGCTGCAACTTCTTATGAAGTAAAAACTATTACTAAGATTAGTGAAAGTGCGTTTAGATATAGAGTTACTTTTGAGAACGATCATATCTTTAGAGTTGGTGATACTCTTACAATTGTAGCAACAAATTATTCTAAAAAGTCAAAAGTATATGGTGTTAATACTGCAAAAGGTATTACAATTGGCGACCAAGGATCATTAGATGAACTTATTGCAAATAATGTTACATTAACTATTAAAAAGATAATATCAAAAGCAAATACAGTTAATTTTCCTGATGCTGCTGTCAATTCTACTAATGTAACAACTGTTTATAAAAAAGGAACAGAATCTACTTTAGTTGCATCACCATCCATTCCTTATTATAAAGATCAGAAATTAAATGTTAAAAAGAATTTAATTACTTTTAAAGGTAGTTTTGCCGGAGATACCTTTAAAGTCCTTGATTCTGGTGATCATGGATTTTATACTGGAGACGTTGTTTATTACACCCCACAGAAGGTTACAAGCACCGTAGAGGACGCTGATGGCAATGCAACCACACAAACAACAATACTAACTGGTATTGCTCAAGAAGGAATTTATTTTGCAAAAAGATTAGCAGACACTACATCATTAAAGTTAGCTAAAAGTAGAACAGAACTTTATAATAATGATTACGTAACAACAGAAGCAATTGATGTAGTAGATAACACTATTCAATTTTGGAAATTTAAGAGTCAGAGTTTATCTAATCATAAATTACTTAGAGAAATTCCTTTACCATCTAACGAAGGTGGTTTGCAAAAGACAGAACCTGGTTTAGCATCAGGAATTTTAGTAAATGGTGTTGAGATACTAAATTATAAATCTACTGACAATATTTTTTATGGAAGACTTGAAAGTATTCATGTTGACAGTGGTGGATCGGATTATGATGTAATAAATCCACCACATTTAAGTATTTCAGATAGTATTGGTGTTGGAGCAACAGGAAATATTGCTGTACGAGGAGCATTTGAGGAGATACGAGTTGTTAATACTGGATTTGATTATATTGGAAAACCGACAATTAAAATTACTGGTGGAAATGGTGAAGG